ACACAACTATCACGTGCGCACCCGAGGAGTAGATCTCCAATGCTCCCCTCATACATACCTTCATCTTTGTAGAAGGGTTCCCGCGTGTAGATACTTGTAAGGAATGCAAGCCGTTTTGGGAGTTCAGGGTTAATTGCGAACGCCTTGAGGAGAGTATCAGAGTGGATCCGTCGTATGGCAAATCCCAGTCTGCGAATTTTATCTCGGTCGTAGTTGAAGTTTTGTCCGACAATGTCCTTCTCCCATAGTGTTTTGGCTAGCATTCCCCAAATAGTTGCCATGTCCGAATCTGGTATGTGTGAGATACCATCAGTGTTCCACAGAGGGACTGTCATCCCATGAGACTTATTGAATGACAGTCCTATACAGATGGGTAGACAATGACCACCGGCCTCGATGTCTACACTCATCTTCTTGATTGAAGAGTAGCGTTCCAAGAACTCGTGTAGTTCGCCTGAGTTACGGCAGATCTGAAGTGTTCGATTAGGAAGATTGAGCATGGGATCGTGGCGTTCTTCCCATGCGCGCTTCATATCGAAGATCATTACTTGTCTGTTCCAGTAACCTTTGATTTCTCCACCCGGAACGTGAGATACAAGATCCTTGGGATGATAGGTAGCAACAAATTTAGAGCCCATACCCCTGAGGATTGAGCCTCGCCAGTCACTAATTTTAGTTTTGCCGGACAATGCCCATAAAGCAGTCCCACCGAGAGCGAGGACAACGTTAGGTTTAATGTCTCCAATTTCGACTCGCAGTTCTTCCAATTGCTGATCCATGTCGATACCGCTATCCCTAGCACGGACATGGAACGGTAATTTCTTCCTACCAAGGTTCGCTGGAACTTCATATTTGGATACCGTAGTAACCCAACAGTCTCCGCGATTGATGCCCGCGTCACGCAGTAAACGATCAGTCTCTCTACCAGCCGATCCACTTAATGGGCGTCCGCTATTCACATCTTCGTGTGAAGGGGCATCACTCAATATGATGAATTTAGCCCCTATTGCACCCTGTCCTGGGATATACCGCTTGTCAGTCATTTGCGCGATCCAACAACATGATGATCATGTGCGCGATCTGAACTGAGTCCATATCAGTCAGGTTTGTGTACTCCCGAAGTAGCCGGGCTACCATTTCTACCTTCTCCGCTTGAGTCATAATTATCCTTGAAGTATTTGGAACACACATTACACAGATACGTGTTGGCAATGATGTGTTCAGTTAACTTGTGATCGTCATTGCGGCAGTGCGGGCAGATCGTCGGGTATCTGGGTTTCTTCGTTGGGGATGATGGCATCTTTCACTTCCTCTAGCTTCTCACGCTTGTCTGTAACCAACACATGCACAGCGCGCCACCCCTTGTCAGGAACTTTGATGGGTGTGAATTCCACGATCATTCCTGTCTTCAACTCAGGGAACTGAAGTGTGTCCTGTCTGAGTGAAGTCCAATGAAAGAAAATGCGCGTGAATTCAATCTCCTTGGAACTGATGAAACCCCATCCCGCCTTGTGTACTTTAATGATCCGACCACTTATCTTTTCAGTCATTGTCTTGTCCATATATTCCCTGAGCAGTGAAACGGAGACGCGCCCGTACTTTTCAGCATTGGACGCGCCTCCTATCATCAGAGCCTTCACTTAGTCGTACCCCACCTCTACTGTGCCAGTCCAAAGTTGAAGGGCGTTGGTGTAGCACAATAATTTCAGGATACGATGTTGCTATTCCTCCGATGAATCCGGTACTACGATTTCAGCAGCCTCTCCCTCTTCATCAGGGTCTGCGTCATCGTCATCAAAGTCTTCATCGTCTTCATCCTCAGAGTCGTCACCATCTTCCAACTCATCAGAATCCACGATATCGTCCTTCTCACCGATACCATCTTCCATATCGGCCAGATCGAGCGCGTCCATCACGTCCACATCTTCATCGATATACATAACTTCCTCCACGTAGGTTGGGCCTCGATTTTAGAGAAGGGGACTGATACTGATAGGCCAATGTACCAGTCCCCCGTATTACTGTACTACTAGCGAGGCGTGCGATACTTGTGGTTCACGCGATTGACAATACGACCCTGCCACTCGCCGTTCTCCACGAACACTTCCACCTGCTTGCCCACGGCATGTGCCAGATCGTACCGCTTACCCAACTCGGGCTGTACACCGAAGGATGAGAGGAATCCCGTAGCAAAGCCGATAGCCTTGCTGTTGAAATTCCAGGTGATGGTCACACCCTTGAAAGTCTCGTCACCATTGTCAGCGTTGCGGATGATGGTGCCTTCCACAGGATAGTTGGTAGAGCCACCATCCTTTGATGGAGCCTCGCCCACGTTGATGATGTTCATGAGGTACCACGCGGGCTCCACAATCTTGCCCCGGCTCATATCCGCTTCGCTGAACTGAATGATAGGCATCTGTCTCTCCGATTGTTGTTAGAACGTGTTTGTTGGAACGTATGCAGCAGTTGCTTTGACGATGGCTGGTTTGATGTACGTATCGTACAGCGGCTTATCTCCGAATGATACCTTACTCGGAAGATCCAATGCCGTGCGCGCAAAGTCATCACCAGTATGCTCAGTTAATAAAGTATAGTCACCACCTCCTCCTTCGACCATTCCCTTGTCAATATTGAAGTGATACACCTCACCACAATATGCGGGAATCTTAGCTGCGACATTCTTACCAGCGGTCACAATCTGCCGACTGATATGGGTTACGTTCTTAGTCGTATCCCTGTACTCAGCCTTAACGACGTGAGCGATAAGAATCACATTGACTTTATGGAAATTGTTGATGTCCTTCGTGAGAGCCATCAACTCATTCAACGCACTCGACTCAGCATTGTAGTCTTCAATCTCATTGACTGCAATGCCAGCGATTAACTTGCCCGCACTTGCGCCTGATGCGCGCGTCTTACCGTACTTCATCTGTACAGTCTGACGCAATGTCATGTCTGCCATCGATGTGATGCTATCGATCACGATGGTCTTGTATGGGCAGTTCAACTGAAACTGTTCCAACTTAGCTTTCGGCTTAGACCAGTTATCGTAGTCATCGAACGTGATAGTCTTCGGATCTATCCCCCACTTCCTCATAGGCAGATGGATACCATTCATCTTCCTATCCCATGAAAACCAGTATTGCGGTCCAGGGAATGATAGAGCCTGCGTACTCTTTCTAGTCCCAGGTTCACCCTTGAATAGACAATATAGTCCATCAAAGTTCACGTCACTCATTGTTGGCATTTATTCGCTCCGCTCATACTTCGATGTCATGATCTCGATTAACTTTTTATGAACTTCTATTTGGATTTTAGGATCCCAGTCACCAAATTCACCCATTTCTTTTAACCACTCAATAAATTCTTCACACTTGTCACTTAATAATTTTTCTGCCATCAGTGTTCCCACTCCTCTCGCATCTTGTCTATCCGATCTTGTGGAACGCCATGGATGGACTCATGGAGTGGACCCGTCAGAGTGATTTCGGTGACTTGATACCCATGCTTCTCTGCCATCTCATAGTACGGGCGCATCATCCACCGCTTCACGAACACATTCGATACGACGACACGCGACTTCTTATAAATCATCGCTGACTCTGCACACTCCTGACAGAACTTATGAGCCTTAGCGATATTCGTGCCGTCGTACTTGTAGTTCCCATCCAAGTCAGTGAAGAATGTATCTGCCTCGAAAGGAAACACATCGATGTATAGTTTGAATGCGAGAGTTGACTTACCTACTCCAGGTAAGCCTCGAATGATGAACAGTTCCTTCATTTGTCGTCCTCTTTATTTAGAGCATCGAATAGGACACTCTCATCCTCTTCCGTATACTCTATCCATTCAACCCGCTGACTCATAACATATCGAATCAGGGCTATAATTACTCTCCATTGCCATTCAGTCATCGTCGTCCATTTCCTCGTCCCAGTTAGTTTCCCACACGGTATTGCACTCAGTACATTCGAGTGCTTTGCCGAAGATGGGATCGTTCACAATGACGTGCGCGGTATCCTCATCGCACACAGGACAGTAGTCGAGTATCATGTCGTCCGTCTCCACTACTCGTCTTCCTTGTTCGTAGGATCCCACACCTGACCTACAATGAATTCATTCCGCAACACTTCCTCACGCATACGCGGATCAGATTCGCACACTGACTTGAATGGACACGGGCCATACATCGTATCGCAGTGAGTGAAGTTGGGTGGAAAGTACTCCGCCTCCGTGTACTGGAGCAGCTTGTACGCATAGTACGGAATGATCTCACTCCGCCACTCTTCGATCCGTTGAGCAGAGTATGAGACTATCTCGCGCGTAAGACATTCAGTGATTGGTAGGCTGGTCTGTAGACCTACCTTATTCACAATCACGTTCCTACTGTTCAAGAGGACACAGTGTCCCAAGAACTGATTCGATAGGCTCGTCTTGTCACGCCTCTGCTTGAATGTCTTGTGATCCATTGACACGATACCGATCTGATTCGTGTCCAGCGTCAGATCAAACTTAGCTTTCCACAAGACGCGTATCTCTTCGTCCTCGTAGATTACTTCGCCCTTCACCCACTCTGCCGCTATGGGAACGAATGAGTCATTCTCGTAGTGTTTGAAGTATTCCTCGCATCGTTGTAAGGCGAACTTCCACCCAGTCTTGTAACGCCCATCGTTGTCTTCGGGCGTGTTCATCAGGCCAGGATACTCGCCCGCCTCATGCCCGCACGATGGCTTATCTACATCACCAGATGCACAGTGGGGACAACCGGTGATATACATTTGACCTGCGATTAACGCATTACCAATACATACGCTACGTGGGAAGCCCTTGATCTGATGCTGGTAGAAGACCTCGAAGACCTTGTGCATCAATGATCCAATCTCTAGGCTATTGGACTTGCCCTTAGCCGAAATGAATCGATGATTGAAACGCAAGTCAAGGAATCGACCACAGCTCATCAGACTAGACAGAACAGTGGCGTCTAGGATGACGTTTTTCTTTGGAGGTAGTATGATATCAGTCATAGCTAGTTGACAGGCCCGTTGTCGCCACCTTCCATCGCATCAGCCACAACGATAGCGACGATATGATTGGTGAGCAGTTGCAGATGATTCTCGAGGATGTTAATCCGATCCTCCAACAGAAGGACCGTCTTCGTCATCATACGAATCAGATCGAGTAGTTGCGCGTCATTACCCGATGACGTTTCGGATATCAACTTGATCGCGTGAAGGAATGCCTCATCGACATTCTTTGTACTGGGATTCATTAGCTCACCTTTCGTTTCGAGACATCCTTCAGTTGACGCGTACCCACCTGTTTGTAGTCCTCTTGCTCATTCACACCGAACGTGTGTGCGAGTGCAGTGGCGATAACGAATGAACGTGACACATCGAATCGACGTGCCTGACGGTCCACCTCACGCCATATCTGCTTCAGTACACTTGCTGGTAGAGCCTTGCGTCCACCCTTTACGCGACGTTGTGATCTCATTTTTCCACTCCATCAGTTGATTTGAAGATACGGTTCCAACCGTCTACAGTGATGCCAGTCTTAATGAACTCACGCTCATCTGGAGTCAAGTAATCGAATGCATCCTGAATGAACATACCAGTGATAGACCAGTAATAGAACGACTGACGTAGCCGATCGATGGGATGATTCACAATGATGTGATTCTTGAGAGTGCGAATGTGTGTGCTACCATCCAGTAGCTCAGTGAAAAAGATTCGGATGCCATGTGGATTGACTCGATTGAATGCCTTCATCTCATACTCCAGTTAATGAAAGTGCGGGTGGAGGGAGTCGAACCCTCAAAATGTTGATAAGACATTTGACGGATTTTAAGTCCGCTGTGTATGCCAGTTCCACCACACCCGCGTTGTATTACTTCATCTTCTTACCAGACTTGCCCACGCCCGCACGGATACGAGCCGCGCGTGACTGACCGGACTTATACCGATCAGCACACACGACAGTCCACCCCAACACTTTCTTGGGCTTACCAGCGTTGTAATCGAATGCAGCAGCCTGTCTCAGAGTCATTTCAGCCATTTACTTGTCCTCTTCAGTTCTGATCAGAATGACAGATTCTGATATCATTTCAGTGTTAAGTTGCCCGTGCCATTCCTTCACTTCACGCTCTGCGTCCTCACGGGTACGTGCCGTCACATCGACGACACGAACTTGAGTGATTACGTATTCGATGATGAAGTCAGCCATTATTTCGTTCCAGTCTTCGCCAACACTTGGCGATTCTTCTTCGCGTTGTGTGCGTTGACGATGGTATCCGCCAACTCCTTAATCACATCGTCTTCACTCCATCGAATCAGCTCACCATTATTCATGGAGTTGTGGAACTGAACGCGCTTACGGCCCACGATACCATCCAACTGTGGGTCGATAGTTGTGAGCCCTTCCATGTGCGCGTACGTAGCATTTACCTGCGTAGCCGTCTGTCCGATACGAATGAATCGGCCCTCTGCCTGTTCTTCATTCGCTGGATTCCACTGACGCTCATGGATGATGCAGTCCGCGCACGTCTGTAGATTCAATCCCTCTCCAGCAGCGAGTGTGCTAGCAACGAGGATGGCGCGTGGAGACTCATTGAATTTCTTCTGCGTCTCGAAACGCTCTTCACCAGACATGGTGGAAATGATACGCAGGACAGGCATTTCCTTGCCGTACTTGTCCTTGAAACCATCGTACAACATTTCCTGCACGTCCTGATGGTGCGCGAATACGACGATTTTCCTGTCCGTGTCCTCCACAAACTCATCCACGTATTCCTGAGTGGCAGGAATCTTGGCGAGTGCCACCAGATGGCGCATCTTCTGCATGGCAGCGATAATCATCATACCGCTGATATCATCCGCCTGCTCCTGATACCACTTCACGAAATCGTCTACTGCGTCATCGTAGGTGGACTCCATGTCGGGGTCCATACGCACCATCAGTTTCGTACGATTGATGGTAGGCAGTTCCGGCATTACTTCCGCTCGCTCACGGCGTATCAGCAGGTCTTTCGTGAATTCCTTGAACTGTGGAATGCGCTTGAGCCCGCCTTCCTTCAGATACTTGCCATCCCAATACATATCAACCCACTGACGGCGGAATGACTCAGCGGAATTGAATTTGATGGGATCGATCATGTTGAGCATTGGGAATAGCTCAGAGCCACGATTCTTCCATGGCGTACCTGACAGCGTAATTACCTTACGGCCCTTCACTACACGCCGCACCATCTGTGTCCTAGACGAATCAGCATTCTTGATTTGCTGACACTCATCTAGCACGACACACTTGATACCGCGCGTCTCGAACTTCGCTACATCGAAGCCCTGTGTAACTGTCTTGCCACTCTTCAGAGTGCGCACCTTGGGTACGAGCATATCGTAGCCAATGATGTAGTGCTTCAGACCGGGCCACAACACATCAGAAGAGGAATTAATTACCTGAGGGACGTGTTCCACGCCAAGCCAATTGATGAGGAATGAAGCAAACTGATACTTCAGACCAGACTTGACAATCCACAGAGTAGGCCACAGTTCGGGATGGAATTTGATGAGCCCACCTGCCTGAATTGTCTTACCCAGACCCATCTCGTCTAGAATGGCGCCACCGCTAGCAGTAGCCAGCGCACGCTCTAGGAATTGCATCCCCTCAATCTGGAATTGAAACGGCCTCTTGCGGTCACACAGAAGGCACGTATTCTTATCCCACTGATGTGCGCAGAGAGGGTCACCGCCGAGCTGGAATGTATGGAATGGTGTACCCTTGGGGATAGACTTGATGATGACGTGTCCACACTCTAGAGTGATGTACTTCGCGTCCGGTCTATCCTCGCGTGGATTAGGTATCGTGACTTCCTTAGCAGTCTTAGCTACCTTACCACACTGAGCGCACTTGTCCTGAAGGCGTGTCACCGTATACTTGGGAGTGCGTATCACCTGCTCATCGAATGTCACTTCGACATCCGCACCCGAACGAATGGCATCGATGATTTCTGGACTGAGGGAAAGATTGGAACACGGCAAAGTGTTGTCGCACCCGATTTCTCGAGCCTTTGCAGCCCACACTTCATCGTGCCCATGACGTGGACACAGCGCGTGTGCTACCTCGTGGAGGATGGTGTTGACTACATCCGCGTCGGGATGCATATCGATGTGATGGGAGGACAGGATAATACACTTGTCCTTGTAGGAGCA